CGATAAACCGGTTATGGAGACCTTCTTTGGAGAATAATATTTTAACCGTTATTAGCTCTTTAGAACTTAAAAGGATGATTAATTTCTTTGCACTTCTCCCGTGCTTTATAGATTTTACCTATATGTGAGTTAACCCTCTCACTCCAATTTGCCCTGAGTGGGCATAAATAACTGAACGACGGTATGTACTTTGTACGATTCCGTGACCAGATGAATATAGCTGATGAGTATCTTAGACTCAGCTTGTATCTTCATTATTGGTTAACCAACCTTACCCTCATTAATAAACTGAATCCCATATGGGTCCGTTTCTTGTTTCTTTTGAATTATTATTAAATCTGAAAAGGTAACATGTAGTTGTGAGGCATGAGGTACTACCTTAGAAAGGAATAGAATTTTTGGTTTCTCTCCGTCTAGAACAATGACGGAGTCTCGCTTGAACCCTTTGTTATTATTGATCGTCACACACCAGTGACATTCCGAGTAAGCATTTATATTGACTACTTTGGGCTTGCACGATCAGTCCCCAGGCTGATCTCTCCCCATCTTATATCTTGAATATGACTATACTCATTGATCTCTAATACTTAGTTATTACACAGCGTTTCTCTTGATTGGTTTCGAAAACGTGCGAGAGTTTTATACGCCTGTTAACCCAGGTACCATTTCGTTGATGCGATTATCTCGCAAAAGAAACTTTTTACGGCCAACATGAATGGTTAGCCCCCTTATAGCCTAGCGATATTATTTATTTAATTTTCAGTTAGGCATCACAAATAATTCCCACCATGACAATTTCAAACAATGAACAATCACCGGAGGAAAAAACGTACAACAAGCATACCCAACCAAAGGGTTCCTGCTTGGGAATTGTGAACACGCCCACTTCATACACTGAAGTGGTTAAATCGATTAACGATTATTGGCGGAAACGCCTATCGTTGATCCCCCCCCAAATACCAGTTCTTGAGGAATTTCAACCTCCTGAACCACGCAAGAAGCGTGCATTGCCTAAACCGACACATCGTCGAGTTTTGAGCACCGAACTTCCTTCCACTGACGACTTTGAGCTCAATATTGATCTCTCACTCGATCCACGTATAAGGAAACGTGATCCGCACGCTATACCTGATTTGGCCTACACTGTGACTTCCACCACAGTTGCTGAAGAAGACGATGATAATTCTACCATTTACTCTGATGCGCGACCTGCTGATTATATCAACATTGCCGCAAATTTAAGAGATATGGCTGCATCTCAATCCCTTCCCGTCCCCGATATTTATATTCGGAGAATTGAGGATATGGTTTTGACTTTCGCCCAATTGAGTTACTCTACTTCTTACGCCCAGGCTACCCTTATCATGACCTCGTATTTCCGAACCTTCGGCAATGCGAGTTTCATGTCCCAAGTACAAGACTGTTTAGCCCGCCTTTTTACTTCCAACGAACCTCAGTTCGGCGAAAGTCCAGGCGAGACGGCTCTTAATCATCTTTCACAGAATGATAAGCCGCTTTACACTCCAGTCAAACAACCTATTTGGCTTACTCATCTTCGAGATTGGCGTACGAATTGGTCCAGTTTAATCGCTAGCCCTATATTCGCTAAAATTTCCGAATTGATGTCATTATGCGTTTCTATTGGATTATGTGAGGCTTCGGCCTTAACATTCTCCATGGCAGGATACAACATGTTTTCTGTCAAGGTGAAACCGCGCCACGCTAGTGCTTTTGATCTTCTCAATGCTGCTCTTGATACCGTTGTCTATTTTATAGAGACCGGTCATCGAGCTTTTGCCACAGGTTCTCTTCAATGTCTTCTTTATGATGATAACGAATGGATGGACTTTGATGATCGCTGCTCTGCTGCCCGTAAAGGCAGAGAGTATGCACGTATTGGTGCGCTTGAACGTTATACTGGTTGGACACATGCTACTTTTTCCTTATTTATTTCTGAAACTTATGAGATAGGTAAGAAGTTAACTCGCGGAACCCGCGACTCAGCCCTCAAGGCTGTTTTACGTAGCAGAATGACCGAACTTGACAAGATAGAAGCCGAAATGGTAACTTCACGATTGGGAGGCGACTTGAGAATCGCTCCCTTCATGACCAGTTTTTATGGCGAATCTTCCCAAGGAAAATCCACTATTGCCAATTATGCCCTTCGTATCCTTCTTGGATGCAATGGCTTTCCTAATTCCTCAGAGTACATTACTGTGCTTAATGAGAAGGACAAATATTGGTCAGGTTGGAATTCCCACACGGTTGGATGCGTTTTGGACGACATTGGCAATATAAAAGCCGAATATTCCCAAAGCCCAGCCGCTGAGATGATTCTTCATTTGAACAACAATACACCCTGCTATGCCCAACAAGCAGAAGCAGAACGCAAAGGGAAAATTCCAGTTGAACCTATGGTGGTTGTCATTACGACAAACGTCAAAGATTTAGGAGCAACTACCTTCTCCAATGAGCCCGTATCTATTGTACGTCGATGTGATATTCACGTCAATGTACGAGCAAGACCTGAGTTTTGCACAAATGGATTTCTCGACGAGAGGAAAGTAAATGCTCATTACGAAGCAATTGACCCTAACAACACTGATCCTTTACGAGACGTGTGGTCCTTCGACGCCCAGATAGCTGTTCCTGTAAAACAGATTGTCAAGGGTAAGTCCCCTGCCATTGGCTGGGAACTCGTAAAAGTCGAGAATCGCCTGTATCAAGACATTAATGCCAAAGAGTTGATTCTACTCCTCGTTGGTATGTCACAAGAACATTTTGTTTCTCAGCGTCGTATTGTCCATCGTGCCACAGATCCTAAGTTCGCAATAACTTTTTGTCCTGCCTGTACACACCCCACACAATTTTGTGTTTGTGCGTGTGGAAAGCTTGATATGTCGTCTGTGTCTAATACTAATAGTAGCAACCCCGTACCTCCAGTACCACCTTCTTCTCCCCCATCCCCGCCTAAAGGCGGCGGCCCCGACCCCCCTCCAAATGGTGGCGGCGCTGATGATGATGATGATGACGATGATCTTCCGAATTTACGTTCAAGGAAGGACATTGAGAATGATTCTGATGATGAGGATGAAGATGACGCGGATATCTTGGATATCTTGGATGCATTGGACCCCGTTCCTGATAAATTAGCAGTTATAAGGGCATCGAGACCGAAGCCCTCTAAGCGCACACCATTAGTGCGCCCTAAGAAGCCTCGAGCTCCACACTTCGGTATGGAACTCACTACAGCCTTCATTCGCTCTGCTACAACAGGTTATGCTGCTGCACTTGCTAAGAAATATGTTAGTGTTGAGCATAAGTTCGATCGTATTACTACTAGTACTCTTGCAACATTGTGCAATCACATGGAATTATCCCCTGTGTTAGTTTGGACCAATTGGATACCAGACCACATACTTGCTCATGAGTACTGCCAAACTTTCGTTTTACACATGGAAGATGAGATGATTTACTCCTATGTAATGACCCAATGGATGCGCGTTCTCGCGCTATGGGTATTCTTTGTCTATTGCCATGTTACGGAGTTTGTTCCCCACACCAATTGGCTTTGTGCCATTTACGTACTACATTATTACTTGAAACTTTCCTTGGTCTTACAACCCAATTGGCAAAGGTTGGTGGTTACTATAACCATTATTACTTATGCCTTAGCTGGTTTTCGGATGCCCCGATTCGACAAGAAAGGTAATCTTGAGATGATACCAATCGGATTTTGGGTTCCCCAATGGATCTTTATGTCTGCTATGGTTATTGCTGTATGGATTTGCTCCTTGCAGTGGTGTGCCAATATACGGCATTGTCGCCAACGAGTATTTGAGCTTATTGTCGCAAGACGAGGTGCTCTACCTGAATTGGCTAAAGACATACGTGAACGGTATTCAAAAATGATACTCGGTGGAGTCGCCGGTATACTCGCATTGTGCGCTTTGTGCAAATGCTTGAGTTTGCTGCGCGTTACCGCAGACCCTCAATCCAAATTAGCCCCAGAAGACTATTCTGAGGTTAAAGAGAGGGACAAGGAAGTAAATCCTTGGGCGGACCGAGTTGTCCCCTTACCGTTACCTGTTGACCACAAATGTAAAACCACCACTCTCGATCAATCCACCACACTTGCTTTTAATAACTTGTGTTACATGGTGTTGAAGATTGATGGCAAGGACTATGGCTGTAATGCCTGGTTTCCTGCATCAAATTTCTGTGTTGTGCCCAATCACATTTGGGCTGATCGTATAGAGATGGAGGCACATTTCATACGCAGAGAGCCTGGCATAGTTGGAGCGAATTTTCGCGCTCTATTGTCTAAGTCTCATTGCGTTCCCATGCCTGACCAACCCGACTTTTGCGGTGTATGGATTCCCAACGGCGGTGATTGGCGAGATATTACTCACCTGTTACCTGAGGAATTGCCCGTAAATGGTTGGGGGCCTATGGCTCAAATGGTTTATAAGGATTCCGAAGGAGTCCGTAGAGACATTCGTATGAGCAAGGTCAAATTTGGAAAAGTGTCCCATAGTAAAGCTACCTTTTTTGGCGCTGAATATATGTTGGACATAAATTCCTTTCCAGGCTTATGTATGGCTCCTATATTGAGTATGAGTACTTCCCCTTCCATCATCGGATTCCACTTAGGTGGTTATTCCGGTACTCCAGATGGTATATGTGGAACATTTACTCGCTCTCAGATAGAATCTGTTCGTAATGCCCTTCAGGCCAAACGTTCTGTTTTGCTAACACCTAGTTCAGGCACCTTGGAGACCACACAGTACGATGTGCAGTGGTTTACTGGTGCTGACGTTCACCCCAAAAGCCCCGTCAATTATTTGACATCTGGAGCCACTTGTGACTTTTACGGTCAAACAATTGGTAGAGCCACGAATCGCTCTGACGTAGTTGATACGTTAATTTCTAAGGATGTCGCTGAAGTTATGGGAGCAGAGAACAAGTGGGGAAAGCCTGCCTTTCATTTAGGCAAGCATTGGTCTGCTTCATTGGAAGCCTCCACACACTGTTCCATTGGTATTGAAGGTGTATTACTTGACCATGCTGTCGACGATTATCTACAACCTATTATCGATTTGATGATGCAAGAAGAGTTTGCCGCTTTGCGTGCTGAGATTAAACCTCTCACGCGCATGCAGACTCTCTGCGGAATTGATGGTTGTCGTTTCATCGACAAAATGAAGCCTGACACAGCTTTGGGATTTCCAGAGACTGGGCCTAAGAGCAAGATGATTGAGTTACTTGATCCTCTGGATTTTCCAGAATTTGCCTGCCCCGCCGCTATCCATACTAAGTATTGGGATGAGTTTGAGCGTTGTAAACTCGAATACCTTGAAGGTAGACGAGTATACTATCTCTTTAAAGCCTGCGCAAAAGACGAGGCCACTCCCAAAGACAAGGAAAAAGTTAGGATTTTCCAAGCTGCCCCCATGGTGGCACAGCTCGCCATTCGCAAATACTTTTTGCCTGTGGTACGCTTGCTATCTGTTGTCCCACTTCTTTCCGAATGTGCCGTTGGAATAAACTCCGAAGGTCCAGAATGGGAAGAACTCCACAAATATGTTAATAAGTTTGGTGCGGACCGTATTCTTGCTGGTGATTATAGCAAGTACGATTTGCGCATGCCCTCTCAGCTTACCTTAGTAGCGTTCAATATTTTAATTGAAATAGCTAAAGCTTCTGGTAATTATACTGAGGAGGATCTTACTATCATGCGAGGAATAGCCGCTGATGTGTGCTATCCATTGATGGCTTACAACGGAGACTTGATTCAGCACAAAGGTTCTAACCCTTCTGGGCATAACCTTACTGTGTACATCAATTCGATTGTAAACTCGCTATTGTTCCGCGCTGCTGTATATTTGATATGCTCCGTACCCAAGATCCAAGCAGTTGGTGGTTTCCGCAAGATGTGTGCGTTGACCACTTACGGTGATGATGCTAAAAGTTCTGTGAAGGCAGGATTTGACGAATTCAACTTCAACTCTTACTCTAAGTTCTTGGCCGATCGTGATATGAAATTCACGTTGCCAGACAAGAAAGAGGTTGAGAATCCGCCACCTTACCTGCATGATGCTGACGCTGATTTCTTAAAACGTAAATCCGTTTGGAATGAAGAGGTTGGTATGCACTTTGGCCCTCTCGATGAAGATTCTATCTTCAAACAATTGCATTGCGTTATGCAGTCCAACGTTTTGTCTCCTATTGAACAATGTGTTTTAAACATTAACAATAGTGCGCGTGATTTCTTCTACCATGGAAGAGACACTTATGATAAGCGCAGAGCTGAACTTTTGGAAGTTGCTAAACGCCACAACATTGAGCACGAGTGTGGAGATATTCATGTCTCCTATGATTTGAGAATGGCTCGTTGGAAGGAGAAATACCTTTCCGACGAGACATAAATCCTCGGCTCCGTCCCGGAAAGACTTAAAACTTGTCCCTCTGAGCGCACTAGCGTGCTCACTAAACCAAAGACAGTATTCTGCCATGGATACCATACCGGACACACACTCTTTATTGTCCCAAAAGGCTTGGCATTGTAGGCTTGAAGGCTATTTAGCCTTGGATTCACCATCCAAGAGAACCCCACGTGCGTAGCTTGAGTCAGCTAGCACATAGTGGTCCCCGACTTACTTCAAAACTTACAACAATCAGCTCTGCTCCTAACGATCATAAGGAGTATAGCGTGAAATTTCATGATCAAACCCCTGACTGGGTTATGTCAATTCCGTCCGAACCGGACACAACTTTTATGCAGACAGAAGATTCAGATGTATCATTATCTACTTTTCTGTCGCGACCAGTACGTGTAGCCACGTACTCTTGGCCTGTTGGCGGGTTTCTCAACGAATCTTTTAGCCCTTGGGGGTTATTTTATAACCGAGACTCTGTCAAAGCCAAATTACGCAACTTTCATTTGTTGCGTTCGAAATTACATGTTAAATTCATGATCAATGGAAATGGTTTCTATTACGGTAGAGCCATGGCTTCCTACTTGCCTTTGCCTCTTGCAGATCAGTTTGCTCCAATTATAGGTGATCCAGATCCCACTAATTTGGTCATTGAATCCCAATTTCCTCGTGTCTTTCTAGACCCTACTGAATCACAAGGTGCTACGATGGAACTTCCGTTCTTTTATCGTAATAGTGCTTGTAAGATTCTCACTAGCGAGATCGGCGATTTGGGGAGAATTTACCTCAGAACACTTAATGAACTCAATCATGCCAATGGCCTCACCGACGGTGACGTTACAGTTACCGTTATGGTTTGGGCCTCGGATGTGAGTTTGTCAGTTATGACGGCTACTCCCCAATCTACCGAGTTTGGAGACAAAACAATTTCGAACACCGCCGCTGCTGTGGCACGCTCCGCTGGAGCTTTATCGTCGGTACCCATGATAGGTCCTTACGCCAAGGCCACCTCAATCGCTGCTGGTGCTATAGCAACCACGGCAAAATTATATGGATATTCTAAGCCATTACTTCTGTCTGATGATCCCAGTGTGGTACCCAACCACTTTGGCAACATGGTTTCGACTATGTCTTCAGATTCGAGTGTAAAGCTTGCCCTGGACCCCAAATCCGAGATCTGCGTTGATTCTCGGACTATGGGCTTATCCGGCGCTGATGAGATGACTATCCAAGCCATAGCCTCTAAGGAAACTTATATAGATACATTTATCTGGCAAACAAACCAGCCAGTCTCTACTTTCCTGTGGAATGGGTTGTCTACTCCTGGATATTACCAGACTCGCTCTGGTATTCCTGATCCAAAATTTCTGTCGTCTATGATGTTCGCTGCTTTACCTTTTAGGTATTGGCGAGGCTCAATTAAATTCCGATTTCAAATCGTTGCTTCTTCGTTTCATAAGGGGAGATTGTTAATTCAATTCGACCCTAATGTGCAGACTAGCGATGAACCTGATCTTAATACGGTATACTCTCATATAGCAGATTTGGCTAATGAGCGAGACTTCACAGTGTGTTGTGGATGGACTTCTAACAAACCATTCCTCGTCACGCCTGTGTTAAGTCTTCCGCCCGATGATTATTACGGAAATACAGAGCTTACAGAGACCTACGACATGTCTACGGGTATATTAAAGGTATCAGTCCTTAATGAACTTACTTCCCCTAGTACCACTGAAGGTCAATTTGTTTTCGTCAACGTTTTCGTCTCAGCGGGAGACGATTTCGAAGTGGCAGTGCCTACATCAGAAGCACTACGCACGTTATCCTATCGTGTACCACAAACACTGCTCCCTCGGGAGCCGCACATGAATGCGCCAGAGAGTGACTCCACTACCGCCGAGTCCATTCCGCAAGACCCAGCTTGTCTGGGTGATCTTGCTACTATTCTCTCTCTATCTGATAAAACTCAGGATGTGTTTATTGGAGACCCTGTGGTCTCTTTTCGACAGCTTTTGAAGCGGTATCAGTTGCACAGTTCATGGATGCAACCTGGTGTCACTGCCAGAATTAATAATATTACGATGAATGTCTTTCCATTTTATCGCGGCTATTGCACTTCCACTCTAGAAGCACTAGCTTTCGATATAGACAATCATGATTATAATTTTGCTAAAATGACACTCTTAAACTACCTTACTCCGGCTTTCGCAGCATGGCGTGGCTCTATTCGCTACAAGATAGCAGTCGCCTCCCCGGTGGAGAAAGGTAGTCTCATTGGTGCGATGCGGGATATAAGTTACCCCATAAATCTAATCGGTAATAGTAACGAAATAGATTATGTGACTTCTTCCGCATTTGCCCACTCCATTAGTGATCGAATGCCAGACACACTCGATGGTGCTCATATGGTAGCCTGCACGGAGAACCCAGTTCTCCAAGTAGATTTTCCGTATCAGACCCAGTATCGCTTCGCTTCAGCACGCGCTGTCGATATTCATGGAACTCCTGAAGAAACAACAGGAACCCTAGCCTCCACTGGAATTAATATATTTTCAGTGATGAAGGCGTCTAGTTTAATCCCCCCGGCCATTATTTGGCAGGTTGCTACGGGCGAGGATTTTACGCTGGCTTTTTATTTAGCACCACCTCCAATTTACGAATACCTGGACCCTGCTCCGCGTATTACGTAAACAATCCACCGGTGACCGGTGGGTGCGCTTCGGCGTTGCACGCTTGTGCTCTCTCAATTATTTGACCAATACTTGCTGAGTGCAGAAGTATAGGTCACAAATTTAGAAAGCGTACACGTGCCTTTCGAGAGTTTTCAAACTCTCGAAAGCACACCTTGCTGTCGAGAGTCGAATTTTGCTCTCTTGCGGTGGGGTTAGGTCACCTTCGCTAAAAAAAAAAAAAAAAAAAA